ACCCTCCATGACCGGCAGGGCCTCAGCGCGTGCCCGCAAATGCTCAGGTAGACGATCAGTGTCGGCGGCTTTCGGGATATAGGGCTCGCCAAGGTCAGTGTTGTAGAACTTCTTCAGGGCCTCCTCACTGCCGGTGGTTCGGTACTCCTCCTCGGCGGCCAGGTAAGTTTCGACCAGGCGCTTCCAGGTGGTGAATGCCGCAGCCACGCCGTTGAGCCAGAAGCTCGCGATGGATGTGCGGCGCGGGCGTCCGAACCTGCGACCCTTGGCGTCAACACCTTCGCCGTCACGCACCCACATACCCCACTGCTGCATCTCGTGGCGGTCATCCGGGGAGATTGCGTGACCGCAATGCGGGCAGCGCATGCGTACCGTCTCAGCAGAGGCGAGCGGGTCGTTGAGATCGTCCCACTCCAGGTGGGTGAATCGACCCTCGAAGTATCCGCTGCAGTGTGGGCAGGGCCAGTACCAGCGACGCCGGTCGCCACGGTTGTACAAGGCCAAGATACCCTTGGCCGGGGGAGCCTCGTGCGGGCTTGACGGAATCCAGCGCAAGTCCTCAATCGGCTTGGATGGGGAGCTTTCGGCCAGGGCCATCTTGAAGCTACCGAAGGTCGTGGTCCGCTTCACCGCGAGGTCGTATGGCGAACCGTCGCCGCCAATGTCGTCGTCCATTCGGTCGTAGTCGGTCAGCGCAACACGCGGAACCGGCTTACCGGACAGCTGATCCACGGTCGGCCAGCCAAGCGTGAGAAGCATGCCGTTCGAGTAGTGCTTGTCGAACACGTTGTCCGCGTCACGGTTCTTCAGCAGCGAGGCTCCGACCTTTTTGCTGTGCCGGTGCAGGCGATCAATACGACGCATCGAGAAGTCACGGGCAGACGCGTTGGTCGGGCTGTAGATGATCATGTCCATCGGGTCGGCCTTCACCGAGAAGGTGACCCAGTTCAGGATCAAGGCGTCGGTCTTACCGCTCTGCGCAGGCCCGATGAACACCACCCCCTCGAACTCGCGGGAGTCCAGCTCGTTCATCGGCTCGATCAAGTAGGGAGCCTTGGTGTTCAACCAGGGGCCAACGTATGCACCTGCGTTGTTCAGGTAGCGATACTTGTGGGCGCACTCGGCCACCGTGCGACGCTTCGGCGGCTTCAGCAGCTTCGCCAGAGACGCAACGATGTGCTCAACGCTTCTATAGCGAGTCGTCTTCGTCATCGACTTCTTCTTGCTCGAAAATCTCGTCGCCGAACCGGCCTACGATGGTCTGATAGAGATCATTGGAGATACCGTCAAGTATCCCCAGGAGAATCTGTTGCTGGCGCGGGGTCAACTCCTGCTCGTTGGCCACTGAGTCTCGACCCAGGCGCAGAGGCATCTGGATCAGCTTGAACATCTCGCTGATCACCTCAACCACCTTCTCGGTCGGCCATAGATCACCTGCCTGCTCCAGGTACTTCTGGCGGTTCAACATCGCCTGCCAGTATTCCTTCGTGAGAGCGCGAGGTAGGCGAGTGGTGTCCACCTTCTGCATGAACGCGGCGATCTTGTCCATGTCGTCGAGGTTCAGGTCGTGTTCGATCAAGAACTTCGCTGCCTCTGCGATGGCGTAGACCGGGCGGCCGTTGCGCTTACCAACCGGCTGGCAATCAATCCCGAGCCTGGCCGTGACGCTCCGGTTGTCCATGCCGAAAATCTTGGCGAGCTGCGAGATACTCGCCCCGTCGTAGATCATCGCCTTGGTGTCGTCATCCATCACGCCTACAGCGACGGCATCCCCTCGGTTATCGCGCACGAACGTGCTCCTCTATCAGGTCCTGAAGTTTTTCCGGTGGAAGCATCATCACCGCCTGGATGTGGCGTTGCAGGTAGACCTGCAGCTTCCTGCGACCCGCCCGCACGGGCGCATAGGTCGAGTACGCTATCCCGAGCAACTCGGCTGCGTATGTCGGACCTAGCTGAATGTGCGACTCGAAGTCGAGAATGAACTGGTTCACCGGAGCCTCGCAAATATGTTCATTGAGCATATACGCATTGAACATACATCGGCAACCGGTGTGACCAGTAGGGGGACAAGGGGTCCCCATGCAGACCCCATCCGTGTCGCGGCGAGAGCGACTTAAAACTTGGTGAGGTGCTTGCAGAGCAAGGTGATCCGCAGGACGAATACGCGGTTTTCACTGGTCGTGACCGTGTTCACCAGGTAGTAGGTCTCGCCCTCGACCCCGTTGGAGAAGAACACGCTAGTCTTCGTCCCGTCGATCTGCTGCCTGGACAGATCACCAGCGCTGGAAGTCCAGGTACTTGTCGATACCGTCTCACCTTGCTTCAGGTTCTTCACCCAGTCGAAGCCGTAGTCGAGCGAGGCTCCCGGTGGATGCTCCTTCCAGAACCCCAGTTTCGGATCATAGTTCATCAGCTCAACTCCTCAATCCCTGACATGGGACCAGCTTCGACGTAACGGACAATGGGTCTAACCGTGGCGACACGCACGGTAGGATCAGGGGTAAAGTACCTCGATTGAGGTGTCGCACAAAACATTCGCTGAGACGGCTCGACTCGGATAGTTCGGTCAGGATTCAGACTGTACGGGACAGTTACCACCACCAGATCACCCTGGGCGAAGCTGTTGGACTGAACCTCACCGTAGAGGGTGATCGGCAATGTCAGATCGGAAGCTGCATAAGATGAGCTGGTGGCGAGGGAACTGAGCTGAGCTGCAGATGAGGTCAGCTGACCAGTGGTGCTGGAATCCGCAACAACCTGAGCTGCAATCTTGATCTGCGTGCTTAGTGCGGCTGCAGCCTGTGGCGAAGGCTGACCTGAAGCTGCAATCCTGATCTGAGTCGTCAGCGTCGCAAGGCCGGAACCCGAGGCACCAACGCTCGCACTTATCGGTCGCAGGACTGAAAGTTGCCCGCTCGAAACCGCTTGAGCGGACGCAGAAGCAACCAATAGCGTTGGGCTGGAAAGGGTGCCCGAAGCTGATCCGCTTGCTGCAGCCGAACCGACCAGTTGAGCGGCCGATCCAGTCAAGGTCCCACTGGCGACCGCCTGACCCTGAGCAGTGCCACCGAGTTGGATTGCCGTGGTCAGACCTACCGCAGCAGCGCCAACTGCAGCAGCCTGCGCCAGCATGCGGATGCTCGTCAGTATTGACCCCGACGCCTGAGCTGACGTCTGACCCGAAGCCTGTAGCTGGGCGGCCGAGCTAATCAATGTGCCCGAAGCCGCAGCAGACGCCGATGGTGACGCAGAAAGTCTAATGGAAGTTGTCAGCAGCCCGGAAGTCGAAGCTGTAGCCGATGCTGATGCCGAAAAACGGATGCCTGATGTCAGCTGGCCTGACGCACCAGCTGTAGCCACAACAGACGATTCCAGTTGAGCCCCAGTAACCGGGGGAGTCGCAAAATACTCAGCCGCGACAATCTTACCGGACGGCTCGTCCCATAAGTCTGAGCCACCCCGCAGAGCGCTGGGTAGGTCGAGCTGCGGCAGCTCCATGACTTACCCGTGCGCGATCTTGCCGCCGCCGCGAACGGTGCCGGTGCTGGTGGTGCTGGTCAGCGCGACAGGGAACAGACACGCACTGTTCTTGATCTCAGGTAGACCCAGGTCCGCCCAGTTGGATGATGACTTGAAGTTAGCCAGTGGACAGGATTGACTCATGCGGATTCGTGTAGCAGTCACGCCGAAACTACCTGCAGTGCCCGTGGTTGCAGATAGTGTGACGCTAGTGACACCGCGAATAAACTTACCAGCTGCTGCTGCTGGTATCAGGCCGTTAAGCGGGATCATCTGACTGGCCGGCCGGGTTGCTGCCAGTGAAACGGTAAGCGTACCTGTAGTGCCATCGTTGTACGTCACAGCCACGGTTGCAGTGACAGCCGTCGATCCGGTCGCGGTATACCACTCAAGCCACCACTGAACGTCGCTGTAGTTGCTATCACCAATTCGGGCAACCATGTTATCGGCGGTGATACCGTTCAGGTCCATGCCGACAGTCTGTGCAGTCGTCAGCGTGCCGTTCAGTCCACCCATGTGCATCAGCCGGTCGTGAATCTCAAGCGCC